GGGTTGCCCCGGTCTTCTTGTCTTCTACTTCTTTTTCTACCCACGAATTGATCTGCGCAAGATAGCTTGATTCAATTTTCGCCGTGCCCCGGAAAAGCAGGTTTCCCACGTCTTCCGGCAAGCCCCATTCCGCCCCCTGCCCGCCCAAGAGGTTGGCCAGCACGGAGCGTGCCCACTGTTTGGAGAAAATGAGCCCGTGCGCATACTTGGGCTGCTCCCGCTTGCCTTCCGCATTCTTGCTTCTCCGCGTGTCGCTCCAATAGCTGCGTTTGTAGGGACGGGTGATCCTGGTGTTGCCGGGGCCAACCCACGGAAACTCATCACGCACGGCATCTGCTGTCATGTAGTGCCACCCCTCACGCGCGCACACTTCCTTTACTTCCTCCGTGGCATGGCGTGAATCCACCCCCACGCGTTTAGGCTTGACGTTGTTTTCCTCCGCCCGCCGCTTCACCTCATCCCATGACTCACAGCGGTAAGCATTGACAAGCCTGGAAATGCCGCCCGCCCCGAATGCCCGGATCGCCATCCAGAAATGCCGCCCGCCGCGTTCCTGCACGTCCACCCCGGCAAAGCGCTCCTTTTCGGGTTCCCACGAAAAAGGGATGTCTCCACCAATTGAATAGTCGCCCGTGATGTGGGCAGTGTGCGCACTGGATGCGCGTTTTTGCCACGTCTGCCCCATGACACGGATCATGAAATTCCGCAGATTGGCCAGGTTGCCCGCCCGTGCCTGTTCCATGGCATGAATCCACTTTTCTACAATCACCTCCCACGGCTTCCATGGGTAAGCAATTTGTGAAACGTGGAAGCTGCGATGATCTTCCGGGGCATCCGGGTTGCCACACACATAATCCCCCAGCGCGTTCATTTCCATCCGCAGGGGCACAGAATCTTTTTCTTCGCAGTTGCACCCCTCATGGGGGCAGGCAAACCGGACGGACTTCCGAAGCTCCCGCATGTTGGGCTTGGTGCCTTTTTCGGGGCTTTCCCAACGGATGATCTGCGTATCCTGCGACCATGCAAGTTTCACAGCGCGCCCGCATGCCGGGCATCCAAGGTGCCAGTCCTCCATGCTCCCCCGGTTGTAGTCCAGATCAATTCGTGGGTAGAAAAAGAAGTAGAAGACAAGAAGACCGGGGCAACCCGGTTGCAGTGGGTAATGGTGAACACAGATGATCACTTGCGAGCGTGCGAGGAAATCAATGTGGTGCTTGCCGCTGTGTCAAACCTGTTCCCGTCTGTGCTGGCAGACACCAAGACCCGCACAGCAGAAAAAGAGAAATAGTTGTTGCGCGCGACAAGTAGCAGTGCCATTCTCTGCACATGACCACGACAAACATTCAAAACAGGTTCAAGGTTCTTGGTGTCAATGACGACAGGGATTTTTGTGAATGCTGCGGAAAACAGGGGCTCGCTCGCGTTGTGTGGGTGGAAGACATTGAAACGGGGGAAATCCGGCACTTTGGGACAACTTGCGCAGAGAAACCACAAAAAGGGTTTGGTTTGGGGGATGGGGTCAAGCAAGCCGTTAAAGCTTGGGATAAAAAAGTGCAGGCACAATATGCCAAAGCTTCCGCCCTTTACCGCTCCAAAGGGGGCAAGTGGGTTTCCAACGGCATACCCCTGCATTTGAAAGGGGCTGCGGCAGTGGTTGCAGACAAGGAACTCTATGCAGAATGCATGTTAGTGGTGAAGCAGCGGGAATAAAAAGAGTAAATAGTTGTTGCGCGCAACAAGTGCTAGTGCTATTCTTGGGGGGTAGTCAGAAAACCAAACTCAAACAAACCAAGAAAATGAACACCAACACCACAGCCGCAGTTTTTGGATGCACTCAAAAGCAAGTTTCCGTGCAGCTTGAAAAGAACAGGGCACAGTTGCTTGCCATGGCGGATAAAGCCAAGGCAACGGGCAAGCCTGTCAAGGGTTACAGTGAGATCCAACTTCGCATCATGGCGGCAAGCGTGGGCACAGCCCCCGGCACCAAAGAGCGCAACAAGGCTTGCGCTTCGGTAAAGTGGGTTTTGAGAAGCGGATCGGCTTACATAGGCAAGCTTGACGCAGCACTTAACCCCACGCTCACCAGCAACAAGGCAAGCGCGGTTGTTTTTGACGGGCGCGACAACGAAGAAACCAAAGCCAGATTTTATTCCCTGATCATGGGGGCACCTTTCACCCCGGAATTGCTGTGAAGGTCTTGGTTGCCTGTGAGTATTCAGGGGCAGTTCGTGACGCGTTTCTTGCACTTGGTCACAAGGCCACGTCATGCGATCTGCTTCCGACAGATGCGCCGGGGCCGCACTATCAAGGGGACGTTCGCGATATTTTGGGGGGCGCGTGGGATCTTGTCATTGCTTTTCCACCATGCACCGATCTGTGTGTGTCAGGGGCAAAGCACTTTGCAGCGAAGCGGGCTGACGGGCGGCAGCAAGCCAGCATTGAGTTTTTCATGCTTTTCGCCAACTGCTCCGCGCCACGGGTGGCAATTGAAAACCCCATTGGCATCATGTCTTCACACTGGAGGAAACCCGATCAGATCGTCCAGCCGTGGCAGTTTGGGCATGCTGAGGCCAAAGCAACTTGTTTGTGGCTAAAAAACTTGCCTGCACTTACCCCCACCAACATTCTGCAAAAGCCAGAAAAAGGGAGGTGGGATAATCAGACTCCTAGCGGACAAAACAAGCTTGGACCAAGCCCGGATAGGTGGAAGCTTCGCAGTTTAACTTATGCTGGAATCGCTGAGGCAATGGCGAAACAGTGGGGCAAGAGTCCCGTTTGACTTTCACCCGTTGCGCCATTATCTCCCCTCCCAAATGGCCAAGCTGGACACATCATATCGCTCCATGAGTCTGGAGACGTTGAACGCGTTGCGGACTTCCTGCCTCATGCAGTTAAAAAACATTGAGGCTGTAGGGCAGAGTCACAGCTTGAATGGTCGCAGCACTTCCCTAGCCAGTTCTGCGGAGATTGCGGATCGGCTTGCCAGCGTGGAGTCTGCCATTGCGTGGAAGAACACGGTGGCCAACAACGGGAACAAAGGTTATGCTTCCCGCTATTCAAGTTCCAACCTTTGATCTCCCATGCGTTTCGTTTCGTCCGATGACATCACGTTGACCAAGCCCCGCAAAGGCAAGGGCAGGGCTCGCAGCATTGCCACCAACGGCGCGCGTTTCCATCAATACTCAGGGGCAATGACGGGCAGGGATCGCAGCCCGCCACGCCCCTTGCGCTCGCCAGACAGCCCCATGGCGCAATCGGACGCACTGCAAATGCAGCGGCGGGCGCATGATCAGGGCAACGACAATGCATTTATCGCGTATCTCGTTTCGCAATACAAAACCTACGGTTGGGGGGATCTGCAATACATCCCCAACACTGGCAACCGGGGGTCTAATCAGAAGTATCGCGATTACTGGCAGCAATGGATGGAGAACGCGGATGCACAGGGCCGCTTCCACTTCATTGATCTCCTACAGCTTGCCATTGCCGGGGTGATCTACAACGGGCGGCACGGGCTGATCCATCATCACAACCCGGACGGCACTTTCCAAGTGCAGAGCGTGATGGGCTACAACATCGGCAACCCCCGCGCGATCTACGTCAACCCTCAGCACATTTCGGGAACGGTGCTTGATGAGGCGGGCAGGGTCGTAGCCTATGACCTTTACCGTTTGGGCATCAACGGCACGGTGCATTTCGTGCAGCGCGTGCCAGCGGCGATCTTTTCCTGTCTGAATCCCGTTGCGTCCACAGACGAGATCGCAGCCAAGACCCCGCTGCACGCGATCCTGAACGATGCCCACGACATGAAAGACGTGGAAAACGCGTGGTTGCAGAAAACCAAGTGGGCAGCCTTCAAGACCGCAGTTTTCAACACCCCCAATGGATCGCCCCCGGACGCTGATCCCGATGCCAATGAACTGGACGGCTACGGCTTGAGCCCGGCACATGGCAAAACCCGGCACATGCTGCCCGGTGAGGAAATGCACGGTGAAGAAGGTTTTTCTGTGGAAGTGTTGCGCAACGAAACGCCAAGCTCCAATGAAATGGAGTTGTTGCTTGTGAAGCTGCAACAAATCGCCATGGCACTCAAGCTGCCCCTCCCCTTTGTGTGGGTTATGATGGGACTCCCTGGCACTTACACCAGATTGATCAGCGAACAAGCGCAACGGTCTTTCCAGCACGGCCCGCTTGGGCAGAAGTGGGTGGAGCGTGTTGCCCTGAACTCGATCAAGAAAATGGCTTTGCTTTCCGGCATCATCCGTGGGGACATCCCCCATGAAGACGCATGGAACCGGGGCGCGTTCATGTATCCTGCACACCCGACCGTTGACGCAGGAAACGACAGCGCGGCCAAGCTTGCCGAAAACCGGCAGGGGATCACCTCCATGGCAGAGATCGCCAGCGCCAAGGGCAGGCATTGGGAAGACGTTGACGAGGAACTTGCAGCGGAAGCGTTGAACAAGATGGTTAAAGCGGCGGAAACGTCACAGAACTTCAACCGGCTCACGGGTGAAAAAACCACTTGGCATGATGCCATTGGCTACATTCAAGCCATGTCACCAAACCCCCCGCCCCCGGCAAAGACTGCCCCGGATGCGGGGGAGGTGGAGGAAAAGCCCGTTGCAAAAGGGGCTGCCCCGTCACAGACAGAAGCACCCCCAGCGGAGGAAGGTGAAAGCAAGTTTACGCGGCTTGAGGCCAAGCTGGACAGCTTGGGCGATCTGGTTGCCCGCTTTGCGTCCGGTTGGGAAGAATCCAAACATGACCGCGCGGAAGATGGCAAATTCGCGCCAGAAAGCGGCGGGGATAAGGCTGAGAATGCACACGCGAAAGTGCGGGGCATTTTTGACAATTACGAGGCGCTGAAAGGCATGAGCCAAGCGGAGGTTGAAAGCGCCCTAGACTCAGTGCTGGATGAAGTCACAGCCGCAGACATGCGGAAAGTTGCCACCAAATTTGTAGGAAGCGGCATGGCGGGGATGACACGCCAACAGGTGAGGGACCAGATCGCGAGCAAGATTCTCACCAAACACGGGCACATCACAAGCAAGGAATTCCACAGTGCAGCGTCAAGTTCCCGCCTCGCGTCTGGTTGGGAAGAATCAAAACATGATCGTGCGGATGATGGCAAATTCGCCCCGGAAGGTGGAGGCGGATCAGGGGGAGAGAAAAAAGCCAGTGATCCTCCGCCCTTATACTCCAAGTGGACACCAAGGGGCAGGTCATTGAAGGAGAAAGTGCTGTCCCCCAAAAGTGATGAAGACTACGGGGGCGAAAAGTTCCGCGTTTGGTTTGAGCAAGCGTCCGAAAGCCAGTTGCGAAATTACGTGAAAACACAGATGGGTTCAAAGCTGCCCAAGATCAAAGACGAAAAAGTTTTGCGTATGGTTGCAACCGCACACCACTTGACGGAATTGGCACTTGGGGCAACCGCAGTGGAGACACAAGTGAACACGGCACCCGCAAAGCCAAGGAAAGCCCCCGATCCGCAAAAGCTGAGGAAGACGCAGGACAGCGCAAGGGAGCTTGAAACCCTGCTAGTCTCGCCAACCTCAAGCCAGCAGTTGCGCGATGCCGTGCCCGCAATTCAGGGTGCGTTGAAGAAAGCGGATGCGGCAACATTGCGTGAGACGATCCGACGCATGGGCAGAAAACCCGCCAGCACCAAAGCGGGCAACCTCAAGATGATCCAGGCTTGGGTTGCCATTGGGGTGAACCTGCAAAAGCAAGCACCATGAAACCCACCACACACCACATGGAAGCAACCAGGGAGGATCTTGAGGCTTTGCGCGATGAGTTGCACGCTGCCGCAGAGGATGGTGATGAAACCCGCATCAAGGATCTGTGCGCAGAGATCGAAGAGGTGGCGGGAGCGCTCATGGGTGGCACCCCCGGAAAAACCAAACTCTCCGCAGGTTGGGAAGAAGCCAAACATGATCGCGCTGATGACGGCAAATTCGCCCCGGAAGGTGGAGCGGGTGGGGGTGGATATGAATCACCACAGCACAGGCAGAACGTGGAGATTGTGCGCAAGTTGAATGCCTCCCCTACAGCGCGAAAGCTGACACCAAAGGCAGCGAAAGAGAAAGAGGATCGCGAGTTGCACAGCAAGCTTGCGGGGATGCCACGGGATGAATTGGAAGCCTTTGCAGATAAACACGGGGTTGACGCGTCAAAGTATCCAAGCGACTACAACCTTTTTCAGACGATCTTGCGCAACCCCGATGCACGCAAGAAACTGCTTTCAGGGGAAACCAACACAGCCCCGGCTAACAAATATCCTGAACCTCCACCAATATCTGAGGGGCTTTATAAAGAAAAAAACGAGGAAGGCAGGGCTTACAAAATTGCGCAAGGTTTCAAGTGGAATGGTGAGGGGTGGGAACATCCCGACTATCCGGGGCATTCGCCCGCATCCAGTGACGTTCCCAGGCCAAAGGCAGAACGTGTCAGGGAGGAACTTGCAAAAATACGAGGTGGAAGTGGCACGCACACCAACAGCAAAGGCGAAGAAATCAAGTTTACGGGAAAGCCCATGCCCCCGCCAGCGGAAGGCTACAAGCTGGAGGGAACGTGTGTCAGTGAAACACAGATCGCGGATGCCGTGGGTGGACTGGATGAGTTTGAGGCATTGATCGAAGAAAACGGGGATGAGTTTGAGCACAAAGGCACCCGTGTCACTTACAACCCGAAAACGCGGGAGCATTTTTTCTGGCGCAAGCCGGGTGCATCTTGATTGCAAAAGCACAGAAAGCAGAGTAAGCAAATAGCGCCATGCCCAAGACCCTCACAGAAAACCGTTTGACGTTCTCCCGCTTTGAGTCCCAACCCAACGGGCGGGCACAAGGTTTTTACCCCGGTGTTTTGGTGATCCAGAAAGGCCCGGCTAAAGGTCACTATGCGGTGAGGGAGGAAAGCGGGCGCGTGGTCAACTTTGACGCAGACAATCCGGCCCACAAAGCCCTTGTGAAGTATCCGATCCACATTGGAGACGCGACACTGGATGATGTGGTCCGCTGTGGCGCGGAGGAAGAAATCACCAAATGCAAACTCGATCATGGTGACAAGGCGCGGGACATCATTGGAGACTACACGGGTTTCCGTCGTGAGGGGGATCAAGTCCGCGCGGATTTGACACTCATGGCAGACAGCCCGCAAACAACTTTCGTGGCGGGGCTGATCTCCCGTCTGGCAAAAAAGATCGGAAATTCTATTGATTTTGATTATCACTATGAGATAGAGGGAGACGTGGCAATTGCCCGATGCGCAAAGCTTAACAGCGTTGACATTGTGGACAGCCCCGCAGCAACCAACAGTCTCTTTCGAGAGCAACCACAAAACCCCGCCTACGATATGCCCCTCAGCCCGGAAGATTTGGAAGCCATTCGTGGCGTGATCAAAGAGGAAGTTGCCGCTCAAATGCAGGCAGCCAAACCCGCAGCCCCCGATGCCACAAAGCTTGCGGAAGACGAGGAAAAGAAGAAAGAGGATGACAAGGAAAAGGCTGAGGATGCTTTGAAGCTTTCCGCCCTCGTCAAGACTTCCGCACTTGCTGCGATCCGTGAAGTGCTCCCCAAGGCAACCCTTGAAAGCCTTGCTTCGCTTGGCGCGGGTGGTGCCAAGGCAGGCGACTACGAAACCAAGTTTGCTGAGGCAAAAGGTTTGGGCATGAACGATGCAGAAGCAACCCGGTTCATGGCGCGCAAGCACCCTGCCCTTTACAACGCCAAGCACGGCACCAACACCAAGCTTTAACGCGGGCACTTTCACACATCCCCAACTTTCAACGCTCCCAATCTTATGGCTGAACTTGCAACTTACATGGGCGAAGTGCCCAAGACGATCACCCCCACCAATGTTGCCCTTGCGCGCGGTGTGCGTGTCACGCGCAACAGCAGCGGTCTTTGTGCAGTCACCAGCGCCGCAACGCGCGGGGACTATGTGACCTTGCGTGAAGCAGCCGCGAGTGAACCGGTCGCAGCCGTGCCCGCTGGCACCCCCTGCAAGGTGCCCGCCCTTGCTTCTGAGGCTGCCGCCGTGGGTGATCTGGCATACTCCGCAGCATCCGGCAAATTCTCGATCACGTCCACCAACGCGGTTGTCATGGGGCGCTGGACTCTTGCCGCTTCCGGGGACGGGGTGCTTGGTGAGGTTGAACTGTTCCCCGTCGCGTAACTCACT